GATCTTTTCAATCGCATCGCACGTGTACGGCCCTTTAATCTTGTTAGCCTTGTCTTCGGTTTCCTGTGGCGAGTACTTTTCATGCTCTTTGGACACCTCATGGATAGCAGAATCTCGGTCTACACAGTAGGCAGCTATGGATAGTGCCGCCCTCCACAATGGTTCTTCAATGGTTGTTTGTTCTTTAACTGCTTTCTCTATCTGAGCACAGCCATTCCCGTTTTCGACCTTAGCCCACAAGACGGAGAACCGGTTTTGCTTGTTGCCCATCAGAGACTTAGTTAACTCGTTTAGCGTCGAGGGTCCGTAGTCAGGTGCCTCGGGCATCTCTGTCACACCGATTGCGTTCTTGAACACCTCCAAGTCCACCTCGGGGGAGACGCACATCAGGGTTACATCAAGCGGTAGGTCGCCCTTGAAGTTTTTCGTGTCAGGGATGCGCAGTATGGATGCAGCATCTGCTGTTCTAGCGGGGTCGGCTTCAAGCCCTTTTAAATGACAAGCACGCTTGAGCTGATCGGCAATTGGTTTCCATTCTTGCCTAGTAAGTTCTTTGTTGATCCCCCAGTAAGCATGGAGTCCACGACCGGAATTGACCAACGATGGTTTAGGTAAGCCGACTTCAGCGCAGAAGTCTTTGAAGGCAGATAGACCTTCGGCTTGGGTTTCGTATGGCTTGCCGGGGCCGCAGTCGATGTCGAGCCAAAAAGCCTTGATGGCCTTTACGTTATCGGTGGTGCGGGTGGAGTTAGTCTCGTATTTGGAGCAAGCAAAATAAACGTCGTAGTGTTTGGATAGTAAATCTTGTGCAACTGTCTCTACTTCGTCTAGGGTCTGCACGAAAATTTGTTTCGGCATCCCTGTCTTTTTTAGTGCTACTACGCAGTACCACCCCTGTGTGGATAGCACTGCCGACAGTAAATCCTTCATTGCCATAGCCGCCTTTGTGCGCCACGCTAAAAAAAGGTAGGGCGTCAGGGGGCGCGGCGGTACCCCTCTTTGTTCCGTCGAACTAGACGCCCTGTTAGTCTACGCTAAAGCCAACTTGCTCCAAGATGGCAAAGATCTTTTCTGTCTGACGCCTACGTGGCATCCAGTCACCGGTGAACCACTTGTAGATGGTCATGCGGCTTACCTCTAGATACTCGGCGACGTCATTGACAGGGATCTCTTTAGAGATGCAGTACCGCCCCAGTATTACACCGGGGTTGTCGGTACTCGCCTCTAAATTAGCCTTGATGATTCGTGATGTGTAACCCCGGTTGTCCATGGTTACGCATCATCTGTAGACCACTCATTAAGCACGTCCACAAAGTCTTTCTTTGGGGCTGGCTCAGCGTTCTTTTTACTTGGACGCTTGGTGGGTTCGGGGATGGCTTCTTCAGTCGCCTCGGCTTTAGGCGCAGAGATAGCCTTGGGTTTGCTGTCAGTCTGAGCAGGGGTCTGAGTAATAGCTGACTTCGCCGCCGCACTAGAACCTTTATCACGTGCCGACTCCCACTCATCACGCTCCAAGAAACGCACGGGCTTGAAGGTAAGCTTGGGGGTAGCGCTGTCGCTGTCAAGGCGCATCTCGGTGACAAGGGTGTTGATGTTCTTACCCTGCGAACCAACGTACTTAGCGTATTGCTGGAACGGCATCTTATCGGTATCGCCACGACCAAAGATCGAGGTAGCCGCAAGAGTCAACTGATACACGTCGCCATGCACGTCGTCAGCCAAGAGAACAGCAAGCTTTTGCTGGAACCGGCATGCACGTGAGTCGCCTTGACCCGAACCCTTGATGTTCTGAGGGCAACCTTCACAGGTCTTGTTCTGAGGACTCTCGATGCTGGCGTCGGGCGTTTCTCCGTCGTTTGACCAGCAGTCGGGGGGTGCAGTCTCACCGGGGACGTACTTACCAGCGTAGTACTGACGAGATACCTTGGGTGCGCCGTTCACAATGACGATATTCATGGCGCGGTTTTCGTTCTTAGCAATCTCTTCGCCGTTAACCATAAGGCGGAACACGCCGCCACGGATCGAGATACGCTTAAGACCGGTGTTGCCTGACAGGGATTTGGTCAGGTCATCAAGTTCGACTTCCTTGAGGTAGTCGGGGACGTTTTTATTAAACAGAGCAATGTCACTCATGGTTACTTTCTCCTTATGGTGATTTCATATTCACTATCAATGTTCAAGCCGGGAGGATGAGCATCGGGGTTGTTCTCCAAGAACTCCTTCATGTTCGTCTGATGTATCCTCTTCTCCAACAACTCCATCGTACCGTTCTCACGCATAAAGTCGTAGAAACTTCCCCAGTCGTTAGTCCAGTAGCGATTCTTCACTGTGCGGTACGCCACACCATTCGGCGTGGAGAAGCTTGTAACGCCAGTTTCTTTCGAGATCTCAATCAGCTTATGCTTCAAGATTGTCATCTGCTCTTCGATCTCAGAAGCTTTTGCGGTGTACTCTTTGTAGAGTGCATCCTTTGTGTCGCGCATCTTGATGTAAGTGGTGACGATCTTCTCAATTGACACGTCCATAACTCTCCTTATCTGTCGGATCTGTTGTCCGTTTTACAACTGTAACCCCGTAACTTTAGTCTGTCAAGTATTAATTTCGTTTTTGTAGAGGTCGATGATACGGCTATGGAAATGCAACTTGCTCTGAAGCATGCCGTACAACTTGGACTCTACGGGACTGCCCTCAATATGCACCACAGTTACAGGGTTCTTTTGTCCTTGCCTATGCACCCGTGCGTTTGCCTGTAGGTAAAACTCAATTGAGGTCACAGGAGCATACCAAACCACAACGTTTGCCGCAGTTAGGGTTACTCCGTGTGCTGCCGCTTGAGGCTGGATGAGAAGCACTTTGGGATCTTGTTGTTCTTGGAAGCGTTTAAACGTGTCGGTGCGTTTGTTAACACTCACACTTCCGTCGATGATCTCGGCGGTGATTCCGTTTTTGGATAGGAAATCTTTTAGTAGCGCCAGAGTGTGTGTGAAAGGTACAAAGATCAGCACCTTGTGTGTGGCTTCCTCGATAACCTCTAGCACGGCAGACAGCCGGCTTGCCACGTCAAACTCCACTACGTTGCCCATGTCGGTGTAGACAGCACCGCAAGATATCTGAAGTAGTTTAGTCAAGTTAGATGCGGCGTTGACTGCTGAGATCTCTTCGCCAGCCGCTTCGATCATCATCTCCCTCTTCAACTGCTTGTAGTACCTAGTTTGCTGAGGAGATAGAGGGGCGTAGCGGGAGGTGTAGGTGACTTCGGGTAGGTCTAAACACTCGGCCTTCGTAAAGCGGATAGCGGGTTGGAGCATTTTGTGAATCGTTGCTTCTGCTGACGGTTTCGGTATCCACTTGAATCTTGTAATCTGGTACATCACAGAGTCTCTGAACCCACCAAACAACATGGGGGCCGTGTCGGGGACACACATCTTAGCCAAGCCATAAGCATCAAGAGGGGACTGTGCGGCAGGGGTGCCTGTCATCATCCACATCCACGTGTTGTGGTTCATGACCTCTTTCATCGCTTTGAACCGCTTGGTCTTTGCGTTCTTATATGCGTTGGCCTCGTCAATGATGATTAGGTCAAAACCGCCGTTTTTGATGTCGTCCTTCACAATCTCCAGCCCATCATAGTTAATGATGACATAGTCAGAGATGCTGTTGATGATTTCCTTGCGCTTGTTTCGGTCGCCGTGTGCGACGTTTACCGTACGATGCAATGCAAACTTAAACAGGTCGGCTTGCCACGCAGACTGCATGATCGACAACGGGCAGACGATGAGCACTCGGTTTATGTGCTTCTTCTCAAGCAAGTAGTCCGATGCCCAAATAGCCGATGCAGTCTTGCCGGTGCCCTGCTCGTTAAAGCAAAAAGCTCGTTTATGTAGCGTTAAGAATGACGTAGTCTCGATCTGATGTGCCATGGGTCTGAACAGTCCGGGCCACTTGTAGTCCCTCTGTATCGGGGAAGGCACATTTTTCATGTTCAGCTTGCGCAGGACTTGTGCTTCCTCAAGACCCCACTTCACGGCAATCTCAGTTACATCTCCATTCGTTTGTAGCAACTTACTGTTTTTTATGGTCTCGGTGATCCTTGCTGGGTTCCGAGTTCGTACGACTAACGTGTGGTTATCGACTATTTGCACTCTTTTTCTTTTCCTGTGTGCTGGTTTCGTTGACTAGCTGGCGTTTGGAATTGCGTTTGAAAGACCGGTTCTCGGAGGCGTCCATGACTGATAGTCCGTCTTTATGGGTTCCACCTTTCGATAGCGCCTTGTTATGGTGGACGTCCTTGCCGTCACCCTTACGCACCTTGCCGGCTTCCTCCATGATCCGCCTTGCTCTGTTGCGCTCGGCCCTCTTTTTCTTGACCTTTTCGGTGCCGTCATACTGCTCGTATTCCTTCTTATAGGGCCGGGGTTTGTTGACGTAAGGCATGCTGTTCTCCTAGATAGATCCACCAATTTTAGGCTCAAAGCTTTGCCCTGTATAGGTATGGCTTACTCTTAGGCACGACCTCAGCCAGCCCACGATTGACTAGGCTAGTGAACGCTCTTTGCACGGCGTTGTCGCTGGCAATGAAGTACCTAGCCATCTGCTTGATCGTAGTAGGTTTTTTATGCTCACATAGGTAATCAAGAAGCTTGTCCTCAATTGTCCGCATTTTTAGTCTCATTAGCCAGTTTGCGAATGTACCAGTCGGCTTTTTTCAGATCCTCAACGCCGTTCTTGTGCTTCCAGCGCCACAGATACTTGATTGAATTGCCAGTGCAATAGCCTTCAAATCCATCCAGCCCTTCGCATGCAGCTTTGATTGCGTCGATGCACTCGATGCCACCTTTGTTGTAGTGAGGGGGTTTGTTGACCATATCGGGTTTGTCACTCATTTCAATACCTCCGGCGCGGCAACTTTGCCAGCCCATACGTTGGCGCAAGTAATTTCAAGTTCAAGGGATGGACGGGGTGAGACTCGTAGGGCTTCCTTCTTACCAGCCTCAAATATTTCTACGATGTTCATGGCTTTAACACGGGACCCATGCTGTGCGCCGATCAAGAATATGGCTACAACAAGAATCACCATTCCTGATACAACTGTTGCTAGTATTATTCTATCTTTCATGTGTTCTTCTCCTTTAGTTTGGCTTCCAATGCGGCAATCATGTCTATTACATAGGGACGATTTGCCATTGAGATTTCTTTGGCTTCTTCTTTAGTCAGCCCAACCCATTCACGCTCTGCCTTCTGAACCATGAACACAAAGTCTAGCAAGTTCTCACTCGTAAAGTTCCACCGACCAAAGTCATCTTGGAACCCAATTTTCTCTGCTAGTTCAAAGATTTGTTCGTCGTTCATGTGTTCTTCTCCTTGTTGTACCCGTTCTCAGCCCACGCCACCTCCTGCTCAAGCAGACCAATTCGTTTCTCGTAGTGCTTGTATGCAGATTCCCACGCCTCTTTGAAGCATGTGTAGAAAGCTTCTTCGTTGCGGGGCGCACGTTTAGCGAACCAATCAGTCCAAGCTTGGTTCATACGATCAACTTCAGAATGGGGCAGGCTCATTCTCAGGCTCCTGTGGTTGGTCGGGCGGTTCGTACCGCATGAGTTTGGTTGGATGGCAGTGTACATAGCTAGGAAAAGGCCAGTCGTTGTCGCTTGGAACCCGAACTTCAACCAAACCGGCAACCGCTTTAACGACTACGCCTTTCCTACCAGTCTCTTTTACTGTGACCCAAGTACCCTCATA